CCACAAGCACCACAAGGTATGTCAGCAGATGACAAAAGCGCATTAGCGTTAAGCTTGGCTGGTAGCTTTGCAGGCATGAGTGGCAATCCTAACACCAACAGCATCATGGCTGGCATTGCAGGTCAGCAGGCTACTTTACAGGGCAGGCGTGAGAAAGCTGACGCATTAGAGATTTCTACCAATCAAGCTAACGCTACTTTAATGCAGTTAAAAGCTGCTGGTGTGCCAGATGAAGTATTGGCTGTGGCTAGAACTAATCCAGAATTACTTAAAGCCATTACAAGTGAGTTTGTAAAGTCTAAGTATGGCAAGAGTGATATGTTAAAGTTTACTGGTGTACAGACTGACCCAAAAACGGGCCAGCAGTATACTATTATGTCAAATCCAAATGATGGGACTTCTACTAGGATAGACGTTGCTGGTGCTGTAGGACAAACCCCAACACAAACACTTGAAATTGAGAATGCAGCCACTACTAAGCTTGCAGACATAGCAATGGCCCAGAAGAAAGGTTTTGCTGCTTTTGATCGTGCTAGTGCTATGGATGAATCGTTAGCTAAGTTAGAATCAGCCAGAGAAGCGGTTAAAAATGGAGCCTCATCTGGATTTTTAGCAAGGTTTGTACCATCTTTTAGTGCAGCAACAACATCTTTAAGAACAACAGCTAACTCGCTTGGTATAGACATTATTAATAGTGCCACTTTTGGTGCGTTAAGCGAGAAGGAACTACAGTTAGCGTTAAGCACTGGATTAGATTTAAACTTGCAAGGTGAAGAATTAAACAAACATATTTTAGAAAAAATAGCAGCGCAAACAAAAATGCGTGATTGGCTAATTTCACAATCTAAAATCCTAACTAAAGGTGATGTAACTTACTCTAGTTACATACAAAAATATAACGCAGAAAAGCCAAGGGCAAATCCTATTGTAAATTACGCCTCTCCACAAAACGCTGGCAGTGGTGCTACTGGTACTGGTGGGTTAGTGCTAACTAAAGATCAAATTGATAAAATGGATGCAAAACAAAAAGCTGCGTTTTTTCAATTAACTGGCGTTAAGCTACCGTAGTTAAGGAACATTTATGGCATTATCAGATGAAGAGTTTGAGCAATTATTAAGTCAGTTAGACCAGATTCAGCCAGACGATCAGGTAGCAAGATTAATAGCTCAAGGCACAACATTAGGTTTTGGTGATGAGATTGAAGCTCTAGCTCGCGCACCATTCCAAAGTGAAAGTTACATTGAAATACGCGATGAATTGCGTAGAAAAATAAACGCGCACAGAGAACGTAGCCCGTATGAAGCTATGGCTTATGAGGCAGCAGGGGCAATGATACCTACTGTTGCTACAATGGGAGTATCTTCACCAGTATCAGTTGTTAATGCCGCTAGGCCAGTAGTAAGGGCTTTGCAGCTTGGCGCAGCAGAGGGTGGTGCTGCTGCTGTTGGTTTAAGTGAGCGTGAGGGTGTCGCAAGTCTAAAAGATGCCCCATTAGGTGTTGCTCTTGGTACGGCTGGTGGCGTAGGCGGCTTATACGCTGGTAAGTTTATGGGCGGTGTTGCAGATAAATTTTTAGAGTTTGTGCGCCAGCGTGGTAAAGGCCGCATGGGTACGGTTGTTGAAAATGAACTAAACCGCCTAGCAGATCAGACAGGAATGTCGCGTGATGAACTTTTTGAAAGAATAGCTAATGGCGAAACAATGTCAGACAATCAAAGCCTGCACAGCACAGTAAGGTCTTATATGTCTCAAGGTGGCCCACCAGAGTCTATGATAAGAACCTCTGTTCCAGAAAGGGCAACTACAGCTAGATTAGCAGCTAAAGAAGATGTTCAAATTGGTCTAACTGGCGGCACAGAGGGTAACGTACTTAAATACGCCAACATGAAAGAAACTGATTGGAAAAAAGCATTAGGTGATGCTTACAATAAAGTATTCTCCAAAGCTGGTGAAGTAAATCCTGATTTGACTAGGCAGGCTTTAGAGGTGGTTCAGCGCGTACCAGAAGCACTAACTGAGTTAAATAAAATTTACAATGTGCGTAACTTAGTGCCATTATTTAAGACTGCTGATAACGGTGCTTTAGAAATGTCTCGTATTCCTACGTTAGAAGATGTAGAAATAATTAGACGTATGGCAAATGAACAGGCGCAAGTTGCTGGTCGTGAAGGTCGAGGCACATTGAAGTCTGAACTTATGGTGCTAGAAGATAATCTAAGAACCAACATTGATGACTTTAGCCCAGAGTTAAAAGATACTCGCGCTGGTTGGTCAAGAATGGCTGATGCTAGAGATGCTTTTGATAGCGGCAAGAAAGCATTTACAGGGGATGTTGAAGCGTTTGAGATTCTTGCAGAGCAAATAATTTCTTCAGGAGATACGGCTAAAATATCAGCTTTTCGTGAAGGTATAATGTCTAGCATTAATACTAAAATGTCTGTTAATGGATCTAAGCGATTCTTGGCGAAATTGGCAAACCCAGAGCTAAGGGAAGGTAGGGTATTTGCTAATGTATTCCCAGAAGATAAGCAAAAGTCTGCACTTGTTAAATTAGCATTACAAGGTAAGACTCAGTTATCTTATGAAAAGATTATTGAAGGCCCAAGTACAGCATTAACTTCAGCAGCGACTAAGCAGCAGGGATTGGGTGTTGGCGCAGATGAATTGCTAGCCATGTCCTATGGAAATGTAGCTGCTGGCATTGGTGTAGGTATGAAAGCTATTAAAGCCCTTGCTCCCAAGCTAACAGATAGTCAACGCAGGCAGATAACAGAGGTTCTTTTGAGTGAAGACCCACAATTTGTTAAGTCAGCACTGGCAGATAGTGGTAAAATGGCTCAACTACAAAACAGAGTTAAAAAGTTGTCTGATATGATTACTACTGGAAGTCAGAGTGCTGGTGGCTATACAGGTGGCAAAGCTGCTGAGTTTGGCATGAGAGGCTTGCTTAGTGAAGTGCAACCAGAAAGTACAACAGAACAAGGTGCAATGTAATGCCACAAATGTCAAAAGATGAAATACAGGGCGCAATTACAGACGCTATTCAATCTGCCATTGATTACGTTGACAGCGACATAGCAGGCCAGCGTGAACGCGCTCAGAGCTACTTTGACGGCAACGTAGACCTAGAGCATGAAGAAGGTCGCTCACGGGTAGTTTCTACTAAAGTGCGTGATGTGGTGCGTGGTGCTAAACCAAGCCTTATGCGAATCTTTATGTCTAACGATAAGTTCGTTGAGTTTGTGCCAAAAGGCCCAGAAGACGTTCAAAATGCAGAGCAGGCTACAGCTTACTGCCACTGGGTATTCAACAAAGTGGGTGGATATAATGTCCTGTCTAACGCCATACACGATTCTTTGGTTAAGAAGGTAGGTCTAGTTAAGGTCTGGTGGAATACTGAGACTATTGCCAAATCCTACACCTATGAAAACCTGTCAGATGAAGAAGTGCAAGTGCTGGTCAGTAAAGAAGGCGTAGAGGTTGTTGAGCATAGCCAAGAAATTGAAATGGAGATGGACGAATTTGGCTTAAACATTGAGCGTAACGTCCACAGTATGGTCATTTCTCACAAGTATGAAGAGGGGGAAATGGTCATTGAAGGCATTCCACCCGAAGAATTTTTCATTGACGGATCTGCTAAATCCATTGATGACGCTTACATCTGCTGTCATCGTAGTGAGAAACGCGCAGGCGATCTAGTTGCTATGGGCATTGATCAAGATGTTGTTGACAGCCTAAACGGATCAGATACTGACTCCTTAATGGGTAGTTTAGAAAACATACAGCGTTTCGGCCCATCTATTCAAGATGACAACGAAGTGGATAATGACCCGTCCATGAGGCTAGTTTTGGTAACAGAAGCCTATCTGCGATTTGACTCTGAGGGTGACGGCATACCTACTTTGCACAAGTTCTTATGCGGTGGTACTGACTACCAAGTTCTTGAGATGGAGCCGTGGGATAAAGCACCATTTGCTGATTTCCAAGTTGACCCAGAGCCACACGCCTTCTATGGTCGATCTTTAGCAGAACTAGTGTTACACGATCAAGACACAGCGACTAGCGTACTGCGTGGAATCTTAGACAACGTAGCCCTAACAAACTCACCCCGTCTAGAAGTTATCGAAGATAGCGTAGAGATGGATGACGTTCTGAACAACGAAGTGGGTGCTATTATTCGCAGTGAGCAAATTGGCTCTGTTAATCCATTAACGGTTCCATTTGTCGCAGGGGCTACACTACCAGCACTTCAATACCTTGATATGTTGGTTGAAGAAAAAACAGGCATTAGTAAAATGTCTATGGGCGTTAACGCTGATATGTTGCAGAATACATCTGCTACTGCGGCTGCACTAACGGCTCAAGCTGGTGCTGGGCAGGTCGAGGTAATGGCGAGAAACCTTGCTGAAGGCACTAAGAAGCTATTTCAGTTAATGCTACACGTTGCCATTCAAAACTCACCAGACGATCAGATGATGCGTTTAAACGGGCAATTTGTACCTGTCGATCCAGCAGTGTGGGACGCATCCATGGACATGTCTATAAACGTGGGTCTAGGCACTGGTCAGGAGGATGCTAAAGCAGCCGCACTAATGCAGACGTTCCAGACACAGCAGCAGATTTGGCAGACCTACGGGCCTAAGAACGGTTTAGTTAGCATGACACAGATGCGTAACACGTTAGCAGACACATTGGCCCTGAGTGGGTTTAAGAATGTTGACCGATATTATGCACCAATGACCGTAGAGATTGAGCAGCAGCTAATGGCTGAGATGGCTCAAGAAGCAGAAGCGGCTCAACAGGCGGCATTAGAGCAAGGTCAGCAGGGCGATCCAATGGCGCAGGCACTAATCCAAGCAGAGCAGATTAAGGCACAGGCCAGTATGCAGGGCCAGCAGATGAAGTTGCAAGGAAAAATGCAAGGCGATCAGATCAAAATGCAAGCAGATATGCAGGTCAAGGCCGCACAGATGCAGTCTAAGCAGGGTACTGAACTGGCTGAGTTGCAACTCAAGTATCGTGAGCTACAGTCATCTAATGACTTAGAGCGTGACCAGATGAACCAAGACCTTCTTGTGGAGGCTGCTAAGATTCTAGGTCAGTACGGTACGGCAGTTGACGTTGAGCGCGTCAGGGTTATGCAGAATGCCCCACGGGATGAAATGGGCAACATGCTATGATCTTAAAGGCTCAAGCAGAATATTTATTAAAAGATGATACATTTACGACAGTATTTGATATAATCCGACAGGAACAAGTAAAAAAGTTTTTAAAATCTAGCAAATCCGATACGGAAACTAGAGAAGATGCTTATGCAATGACGCAAGCATTAAACCAGTTTGAAAATATTCTCAAAAGTGCAATCACGAATGGGAATATAAAAGAACGTAAAAAATAGGTAAGCACCGTGGAAGCGACTAACCCAGTTACGATAGAAAGCGCAACAGCCGCGCTAATGGCTCCAGTTGAGTCAGAAGCAACCGAAACAGAATTGACTGAAACCGAGGCGGTAGAGGTTGAAGAAGAAGAGGTTGAAGAAGAATCAGAATCAGATGATGACGCAGAATATGCTGAATCAGATGACGATGACGAGTATGAAGAGTCAGACGAAGAGCTAGACGATCAGCCGAAGCCAGAAACATATTCCGTAAAAGTAAACGGTGAGACTGTTGATGTAACTTTAAATGATTTAACCAAAAGCTATAGTGGACAAAAATACATACAACAAGGGATGAAACAAGCTGCTGACTCACGTAAGCAAGCAGAGGAGGCCTATAACGGGCTAAATCAGCAACGTGAACAACTTAACCAGCTAATGCAACAGATAGGGCAGCAGGGCGTAATATCGCAACCAACTCCACCTACGAAGGATTTGCTTAACGCAGACCCATTAGGCTATATAGAAGCAGATGCTACTTATAGGGAGCAAATGGGAGCGTATCAAGCACAGCAGCAGCAACTTGGACAGCAACATCAGGCAGCGCAGCAGGCGCAAGGACAGGCACATCAGGCCCACTTGCAAGAGCAGATGACAGAACTACAACAGGCTATTCCAGACTTTGGAGATGCTAAGAAAGCACCTAAGATGAAGGAAAGGCTCGTTAAACAAGGTATGGCTGAAGGCTACACTGCCGAAGAAATCGGTGGAATTGTAGACCATAGGGCCATGAAAGTTCTGCACAAAGCAATGCTATACGATCAGATGATGGAAGGGGGCGGTGACGTACAAGCCAAACTCAAGAAAGCTAGACCGTTGATGAAATCTGGAACCAAGTCGCAACCAATGTCTTCTGCTAAAAAGCACAGCAAGCAAGTCGCTAAATTGAGAAAAACGGGCAGTATCCATGATGCAGCCTCATTATTGTTTGAATAGTTAAATTAAAATCATTTAAAGCTTGACAAAGAGAGAAAATTATGAGTCAACCAGCAAATACGTTTGATACCTACGATACAAAAGGTATCAGGGAAGACCTTAGTGATATTATCTACGATATCAGCCCTGAAGAGACACCTCTGGTAAGTGCCATTGCTAAAACTAAAGCCACCAATACTTACTTTGAGTGGCAAGTAAACTCGTTGCGAAATGCAGTAGGAAACTTCCACATTGAAGGAAGCACAACTACCGCGCAGGCCATTCTTCCAACTACTCGTGAAGGTAACTACACGCAGATTATGAAGAATAGCATCATCACCTCTGGCACTAACGATGTTGTTAAAGCCGCAGGCAGGTCTAACTCTGAAATGTCTTACAACATTTTGCGTGAGGCGATTGTCCAAAAATTAGACATTGAGAAAGCCATCTTTGAAAACGTAGCGCGTGTAGCTGGTAATGCTACTACTCCTCGTAAGCTTGGCGG